CTGTAATCCCGTTAAGATTAGTGCTACCAGCAACAGATACAACATAGTAGTAACCCTTAGTACCAACAGACGAAGTAAGAGTAGGGGTATTTGTGCTGGCATTCCATGTTCCTTGATAACTTAGTGCGCCCAATACTGCGGCTGGGAGTTCTGAAACAGGCACTTTACCGCCTGAATCCAATGTAGCTACACCATTAGCTGAACCTGCGTTTCTTGTTGATGCTGTACCAAGACCTGTAATGTCTGTATTAGGAATAGTAGAACTAGCAGTCATATTGCTAGTACCACTACCTTTAACATAGCCAGTTAAGGTTGATGCGCCTGTACCACCATTTTCAACAGAAATAGTGCCTGTTAATTGATGGTCAGCATTCCAATCACTTGGGCGGACTACGGATGTGTCATCCCCGTCAGGTATTGACGATACCTTCGTGTGCTTTACAGTAATAGCCATTATCTAACTCCAACAATTTTGCCGTTTTCATCACGGACAATTTCTTTAGGCTGGTGCATTTTTTCAAGCAACATAGCAAGCATTTGTGCAAGCTGTTGATTTGATTGGTGCATATTGTCCATTGCTGGTTTAAGTGGATGAGTAGCCATTTGTGAATATCCCATGTTGTCTTGCATTATTTTAGCTTGCTCAACATTCTCAATATAGGCTTCTGAACCATCATCAAGACCTGCTGAAATACGGGCAGCTTCAATCTTAGTAGCGTTATCAAGGTAGGCAAGCAAGATTTCTTTATTATTTTCTGTTTCTGTCTTTTGTTTAGACAATATCATTTCCATCTCTGCGTCACGCTGATTTCGTTGTTCTTCAAGTTGGAATTTAAGTTGATTTTCTTGCGCCTGGTACTCTTGTTTAGCCTTTTCAAGCTCCATTTGACCCTGTAACTTAGCTTGTTCAATCTGAGCTTGCATCTGAATTTGTTGCATCTTAGATTGATTGTCCATCTGCGCTTTTTGCATCTCTACAGGAGGCGGTTTAGGCTGACCTTTAGTAGCTTCGTACTGTTTTTTCATGTCATCAGCAGTTTGGTCAATGATTCCCTCTAATTGCTTACCTGCTTTGAACGCAGTTACGCCAAACTTGAGCATTTCTAACAACATAGGAGTCATTTCTGGTGCAGCTTGAGCAGTTGGAAGCGCCATAGACACAAATTGACCAACAGCAGCTAAAAATGCGGTTCTATCGGCCTTTTCTTGTTGTTCATCTTGATAAATCATTGAGTCAGAAGTGACTTCAATGCGGAAATTCTTGGCTGCTTCGTCTCTTAGGAGTGCAATAGCTTGTGGAATGTACTGTTTGTCTTGGTCAGACAGTTGCATTGCGCCAGAAATCTTAACAAGCGTGTCATCAGTAAAGTGATTGCAAATAATCTGAGCTTTAATAGACAACAGAGATGTTGCAAAATCTACTACTGCGTGTTGTTGAGTCTTTAAACGACCAGCAGCGTTGTTTGACTTAATGATTTGCGCACCAAGAGTCTCACTAGGGTCAGTTTGACCACGCTGAATATCAGCAATACCCATTAATTCATAGATTTGCCCCTTAACTTGCTCCATTGCTTGATAACAAGACATCAATGCGCTTGCAAATGGGGTTAAGTCGACTAAATCAATAGCACCTTTCATGCCTTGCTTTTCAGCAAAAGCCATCCAGTTGCTTACTGGAATCATGGTGTTGTTTTCGCCTTCAGAAAACAAGCGTTGTAGTTCAGAAGCCGAGGCATCATATACACCACGCACTTTAAGGGCGTTAATCAAGCCATCAATTCTGTCGCACAGAACATCTAATTCTCTAGCTTGGTCTTGGTAAATGGTGTAATCAGGGATTGGTTCTAGGGAATCTGTAGTCAGAGTCGCATAGAGTGGCTTTGGACAAGGCCAGAAGTTTTCTAATCCTAGTGGGTCATCTCTTTCGTCAACAATCTTGCCAAGTGACTTAGAAATCCACAAGACTTTGCCTGTTTCTTTGTCCCAGACTTCGTATATCACCGCCTCATATACACCGTCATCAGACTTATAAGATTGCTTTAAGTCGTCTGGTTTGGTATCTAATGGGATTTTGTAACCTAAATCTTCGCCAAAGCGCTCAACAAGGGCAGGGCGAGACATATAGACTCTACGCCATACTGCGGTTACTTCTTCCCAAGTTCTTGCGATTGTATGACCAAAATCACGCCAATGAACATAATCAACAGGACAGCACTCATACTCAATACGCTCTGGATTCTCAATTTCAGTAGCTTCAGGAGTTTCAGCCTCATCGCTATCCTCGGTTACTTCTAAACCGTCATCAGGCATATCTTCGGTTTCGCCAACGATATGCGGTTCATAACGAACCCAGGCTACACCACGACCACCTAATAGACGGTCTAATACTGCGTTGTTCATGGCTGACTTATAGTCACCATAGTGTTCAATCTCAAACTCTAATGCCCTTTCAAGCATCATTGAAGCTACTCGACCTATTGGGTCATTATCTCTAAACCTACGGCTAACATCAGGTCTAGGCAGTCTTGCAAAGATAGCTGGCTGTATAGTCTGAACATTGCTCCAGAGAATGTTAAATCTTGCATTAGGGTTTCTGTCGTAGCGGCTATCATCTTTGTATTTCTTTACTATGCGGTCAACTCTGGCTTCCCATCGTTTATATGAGCGCTCATAGCCCATAATGGTTTTATACCAATCTTCGTAGGTATGATTGACTGTAGCTTTATCGTTTGCCATGAATTGCCTTAATGTTTAAATATTTGGCGAAATGTTTGCTCATTTTACCTTTTTTATATCCGATTGTTTGTTTTTACTTTAGTCTCTTTCCATAAGTCATTGAGACTTACTTCAGTTTTGCCGACAAATACCCCCCGTATAGGTGCTTCAGGGTCAACAATCTTTGCTTCGTCTTTCCATACAATAGCCAAGTATCTAAAAGCATCAGCACCATGAGAAGTCCAATCATGGCGAGGTTTATCTCTGAATACCTTTTTATCCTCATCGTATTCCCTTTGGTATTGCCTTAGACACTCAATACCGTCAGTACATTTGTGGTCAAACCATGCCCGAGTAAGCGCTAACCTACTAGCCTGAATTCCGTCTTGGAGTTTTAAATTAGGGGTTATTTTGATTGTTTTTAGGGGTATCTTATCGCCTAGTTGTTCGATTACAGAACGATTAGAAGATAAGGTCTTAGCCCTAGCGTCATGGGGCAACCAATGAGTCCCGTAAACATAGCCCCTCTCCTCTTCCCTAGCTTGGATAATCCCCGCATAGAAAGCAACGGGTTGACCATTAGAGGAGTGATAGTCTAATAAACGAATCTCCCCATGAACGACTTGATACCACCATATAGCCGTATCGTCTGAATACCCCAAGTCCCATGCCGTATGAACAGGGAATAAGGGGTCATATTCAATCTCGGTAATACGCCCCCCATCAGTTAATGCCCTCATCTCTTTACCATAGTAAGCCCCGAGAATAGCACTTTCAAAGTCACACTCGAATTCTTGTAAATATTGGTCTTGAGTCATTGTCTTGGCTGCGTCATCTAGCTCCGCCTTGTCTAGTAGCCCCGTCTGACTAGCCCGTAGGACTTTGACATACCAGCTCTTATCTTGCGTGGCATTGTTATAGACCTCCCAGAAAGCATTGTGGCCTTTAGGAGTCCCGATAAAGGTACACCAGCCCTTACGGTCTGCTAATAACGGTCTCAAGACAGCCCCAAAGATACTAGGCTTCATATCAGCGTATTCATCCAATACAACCCCATCAAGGTATAGCCCCCGTAAAGCGTCTGGATTGTCTGCACCGAATAGCCGTATCCTTGCTCCATTGATTAGCTCGACCCATAGCTCCGCTTGGTTAGACTTAGCCATGACAGGGCGGGAGTATTTAAGCAAGTAGTCGAATGCAATGGTCTTAGCCTGACTCATATAAGGGGCGACATAAGCATACCGCCCATCCTCTTTATCCTCTATCAATGCTCTATAGATTAGGTCATTAATACATAGAACAGTCTTACCACAGCGCCTATGGGCTACTATCACGCTCCATCTTTCCTGTCTATCGTGGAAATCCTCAAAGACTTGACGGGGGCAATAGTCCAGCTCTACCTCTAATAATCCCTCGCTCATTCAGGGCGCTTCCAACTAATTACCATACGCTGAGGGGCTGCCTCATCTCCAACGCTCTCAACTCTAGCGAGCTTGGGTAAGTGATACTCCATTACGGCCTGCAACATGAGAAAGGCTTTCTCGGGATTGGGCGGGACAATCCAAACAATATCCCCATTCTTATCGTATCTGATACATCCTTCCTTATCAGTCTTGGGAATGCCGCTTGCGACTTCCTCCAACCAATGTTGCATACGGGGAGAGTTCTTATCTACGAATTTGGCAATGGCTTCCTTTGCAATGGCTGTGTGTTTATTAACAGCACCAACGGGTCGACCTTTTCCAGCATTGGGAGGAAGTCTTTTTGTGGGCTTTTGTATTGTTCCATCTTCATTTATGGTCACAATATCAGACGAATTTGTCATGGTTTACTAGCTTTCTATAACTTTCAGCAATTAAGGATTTAATTAAACTCTAAGCCATTGATTCTATTGAACGCAATATATCACAATTTGTATAAAAACAACAGTAATCAAAATATATTGGTATATAAGGGTTTGTCCTAATATCATATATGTAGTGCAACGCTACAATTCAATCATGTAGTACACATCAACGCAGTAAAACAAAGGGAGAATTAAACATGGTAGCTATTCAAACAAAGTACATTGGACCAACTAATAGCAGAGGTTCAAGAATCAAGGCTTGGACTGATACAGGCTTCTCAACTACTATCAGTTATGACTATAGCTTAGATGATGAGGCAAGGCACTTCAAAGCAGTAAAGGCAATGGTATCTGAACACAATCTAGATTGGAACTTAGAAGATATGCGTTGTGGTGGTACAAAGAACGGGTTTGTGTTCTGCTTCTCTCATTCAGTAGTGAGAGCATCATGAAGAATTGGCAGGCGTTGGCTTTATCTATTCTTTTTGGCGGAATTTTATACTTTATTTGGTATCTAACCGCTATACATTACATTTAAACGCATTTAAAAGGGGATTTAACATGAATAATGGATTTGGTAACAGTAGCGTATCAACTCAATACATATATCAGCGCATTCACGATATTTTGGATGTCAAACAAGTGATAGATGTCTCGTTTGAGCTATCTAGGCTATTAGATGAGCTGGCTCACAATTACAAAGTAGACACAGGCCGTCTGATTGGGGAGGATTTATGAATCATTGGGACAAACCATGCGCAGCTCATGGACTTACTTCATATCGTTATAAGGGGCGCTATGGCTGGATAATGATTGGCGCTAAAAGTACCGAGGGAGCATTGAGCGAGGCCAAGCGTAGCACTCAGGGGGTAATTATCGACAATTTAGAGGTTTGGGATGGCTCTCAATATAAGGGGGTTTTATGAGTTATGTCATTAGGATGTACCACGATGAGCCTATCTGGCTTTGTGATGGAGTAGAGGAAACCTACGCAACAGAGGAAGATGCTATTCAAGCGCTCAATGAGGAAATAGTCATTTGTGAGGAGGCTATCGCAGACGGCTTTATGGAAGATTTTGATTTTGACGATTACCGCATTATTAAATTAGGGGAATAAACATGGCTACAAAGAAATTACCAGAGAAAAAAGTAACACCAGCCGAACAGATAGCAAAATTAGAAATGAATAACGCTATCCTCGAACAGGCTTTATATATGGATTATGACGATAAAGACGAGCTTCTAGGCTTGCTCTATCTCATCATTCAAGAGTCAGAAAAGGAAGAGCCTAATAAATGGATGCTGCGTAGAGCTTTAAAAGGCTTAAGAACTGCGCTTATCAATAATCAGCACACTACTATGGACTGTGCTGGGCTTGAATACTAACGATTAACTAATCCAGGGGGCTTGTCCCCCTATATTTTTGCGGGGAATTTTATTATGGTCTTTGACCTGAAAGGGTGGCGCTCATCCTTAGGACTTACACAAGAGGGCGCAAGCGCTTTGCTTGGAGTGCATAGGGTTACATACACAAGATGGGAGACGGGGGCGCAAAGCCCGCCTAATTACATCGGCATGGCTTGCTTACAATTCAAACAAATGATGGAAAACAGGTCAACCAAAGTTGGGTGAATATTACACGGTAAATTTGTAAAAACAGCCCAACCAAAGTTAGGTCTGAGTTACACGGTGAATTTGTAATTAGCCAACAATATCTGGGTCGTGGTATTTATTCATGGCCTTAGACAGCGCCTCTTTACGCTTCATTCTTTCATTAGCTTTCTTATTAAGAATGTTGCTATCGTCTAATTCCAATGGAGGATTGTGGTCTTGACGCTTTTTTTGTTGTTTTTCGAGCGTGGATTCTTTGTGCGGTCGCAGCATAGCGTTCTCTGGCGGGTAGCTTCTTGTCATGTGTTTCATTACATATCCTTCATTTTGTCAGTAATGACTTGTTTTCTTGTGGGTTTTGCTGTTTTGGCGGATTCTTTAAAGTCTTTAGCAGTTGGAGCGCCTTTAGTGCCAGGCTTATTCATCTTTTCGCCTGAACCCGCAGCTATCCTAGCCCTTTTTCTATGAATATTTGCGTACAATCCGTCTTTCATTAGCATTTCCACCTAGCTCTTGCTGCTTTTCCTCGTTCCCCTGTCCATCCTTTAGACCTGGCACAAAAACTATCATGTCTAGGGCCTGATGCTTGGGGTGCTTGTAAGTTACTATTGTTTTTAGCGTTATAAGCTGCCCGACCTTTAGCCGTCATTCCAGCGCCTTGTTCGGTTGGCAAATAATTCTTATCTTTGCCGACTGTGGTCTTTGGAATAGGTTTATCGTGCTTTTCTACTGCTGCACGAATTTGGTCTTTACGGCTCATTATGCGTTTTCAGCCACATATTTAGCGTATTGTTCTTCTAACTTAGCTTTACGCTTGCCTTTAGCATGGGTACGCTCTTCGCTAAGTGCAATAGCCAATGCCTGTTTTTTAGGCTTTCCTGCGGCTACTTCAGTTTTGTAGTTTTTGCCGACTGATTGAGCCGAGCCTGATTTGTCCATTGGCATATTGAATCCTATTTCAAAAAGCGTAGTTTGTAATTGGTAGAGTCGATTAAATCAGCAATGGCATCTACCAAATTGCATAATTGTTCGTCTTGCGGCAAATCTTGGCGGGCTTCTTTTACAAAATTTTGCAGGCTTTGTAAGTATTTAATTGGGTCTTTTGGCTGGTGATATACGCTTGGGAAAGTCGTAATCTTATCGTATGCGCCCATATAGGCCTCTACATAGGCATCTGTAAGCTCAACTATGTTGTCATAATATTCACCCAAAGCCATGTGTTTACTGAAAGAATCGGTAGACCAATGGAAAAAATGGGTATTTGTCGCTGAGTGCAACAAAGTGGCGGCAAACATAGCTACATTATCATTCATAGAATTACTCCATTTTTACTGATTTTAAAACATCTAGGGCTTCTTCGCTTGAATTTACCCTATATAAATGCCCACCTTTCCAACCAGCAATAAACTTAATCTGGTCAGGGGTAAACTTTTTATCAGCACCATCTTTTACTTCCATTAAAATAGTGTGTCCCTCATAAGCCACAAGTAAGTCGGGTATACCCGCACCTACCATATGTAATAAGTGGACATCAGCACCATAATCTCGTAGTGCTTTTACAACAACAGTTTGATTTTTATCTACTTTTTTGGCAAATGACATATTGTTAGGTTAGTATTTGGTAACTTATTGATTATAGGGTAAATTTCATGGCTGGCTATCACTTGACGGATGAAGAATGGATTGAGTCTTGGAATAAAGTTGGTAGTCCAAGTGAGTTTGCAAAAATACACCAAATAGCAGTTAGAAATGTAATGGCAAGGCGTAGGTCAATAGAAAATAGACTGCGTATCAAATTAGATACATTTAATAGCCAAAATCCAGCTTATACAAAGAAAATACAACAAACCCCTGGCAATGTACGCAGAGGTATGGATATAGAAAAAGGGCGAGTCATTGTATTTAGTGATGCCCACTTTTGGCCTGATGAAACTACTACAGCGTTTAAAGCTCTTATTGAAATGATTAAAGAGTTTAACCCGACTGCTATAGTATGCAATGGTGACGCTCTAGATGGTGCTTCTATTAGTCGTTTTCCTCGTACTGATTGGAGTAAGCTGCCAACAATGAAAGAGGAGCTGGAGGCTTGTCAATATTTCTTGGGAGAAATTGAAGCTGTAGCCAAAGGCGCTAAATTGTTTTTTCCAATGGGTAATCACGACCAAAGACTAGAAGCTAACATTGTGGCTAACCTTCCATCGTTTGAGGGTATACCTGGCACTAGCCTTAAAGACTACTTCCCTATGTGGCAACCTTGTTGGTCTTTTTGGGTAAATGAAGATACTTGTATTAAACATCGTTGGAAAGGTGGATGGACAGGCGGCAGAAATAACGCTGTCAATTCTGGTGTGAATATGATTACTGGACATACCCATGTACTTTCAGCTATCCCATTTAATGATTACAACGGCACACGCTGGGGAGTACAAACAGGCACGCTTGCCGACCCTAATGGTCAGCAATTTAGTTATACCGAAGATACGCCTAAAGATTGGAATAGTGGCTTTGTAATGTTATCTTTTGAGCGCAGCAAGTTATTGCAGCCTGAAATGATTAGGGTATGGGGTGAGGATGAAGTTGAATTTAGAGGCAAGATACATCAAGTATGAAACTGACAGAACCTATCCTTCGTAATCTATATTCAGCAATTTATTGCATGAAGCCTTTTGATAGGTGGAATATGCCATTACCAGAGCAGATTTGTTTTATTGTGGATAGCGACCCACAGTTGATGGGTAGTTATTTATACGATGATGGCGAAAAGTACGAACATACAATAACTATTTCTTCTGCTCGTTGCGGTCATCTTGATACGGTAATTCGTGTTTTGTGCCATGAATGTATCCACATGAGCCGTTACAAATCGAGCAAGTGGACTCATCACGATAAGGAGTTTCGTAATAGAGCGCACCGTATCTCGTCTGAGTTAGGCTTTGACCCTCTAGAGCTTTAACTCTGTCTTCCGTAGTAAATGTAGTCATTCGCCAATTCCTTTTCCAAGTTTTTCGCTGACTCGCTCCAATAACCTCTCACAGGATATTTGGTATTTTCTTTCAAAACCTTTGACACCCAATCCGTGAAGCCCACTATTTCCCCGATGGTGTTCTGGGCATAAAGGCAAGATTGGGGATGTAGAACGTTTAGCTCCATACCGTCTAACATGATGGAGTTCTGACGGGCTGCCTTCAATCCCAAAGTATTCGGAACATAGAATACATCCGAGTTCTGCAATCTTATTGAGAGCGTTCTTTTCATCTTTTGTCGCCATTAGCCAGTTCGTACCATAGTTTATAAAACTCTTTAAAAGAACCAAAACCTAAACCAGATTTAAAAGGTTTGCCGTCTGTAGTGTATTGCCAAAACTCTTGTATGTTAGTGCCGTTATCTGTATCACCTATGATAACAACAACCATAAACTTAGGAGTGGCTGCCAATGCTTGCAACAAGCGCTTTTGCCCATCACTTACTTTTTCGCCAGGTCGCTTCCATTCCATAATTAAAAAGTAACCATTGCGTTCTGCAATACCATCTACATTGCTTGGTACAAACGCAGGATTAGCGGAGATTAGCCCTTTAAAATCCGCATAGTCTGTATGCGTAGCAAACATATTGCGCATTAGTTTCTCAGCCATTGTTCTTTCAATGCCCTAACGCTGGCAATCTCCAATCTAATAGTTTCATCAGCAAGGTCGTGTGCTATTTTGGTAGCTGTTTCATACTGATTTTTTAATGTTGCATTGTGATAGCACTTTAATAATTTTTGTATACGCAAATAATTTTCAGAGTAGTCATTCATCTAGTCATTCTTTCTATGTTACGATTTGTTGCTGATTCTGTACGCCATGCTTCAAATCTCATCTTGGCTGCTTCTAGTTGCCATCTAAGAGCTTCTGTTTCTTCTGTCGCCAATCCAATGGCCTCACATAACTCTTGGTAAGCCTGAGACGAATACGCATCCATTTCTTTGCCCCCAATAGTTGTTGCCGTTGACTTAACCATTTCAAGAGCTTTAAGACTGTGTTTAAACGCCTCGAATTGAGCGAGGTTTCCTTTTGCCTTTGCATAATCTGGCGCTTTCTTGAAAATGAAGTCAATCGCATCATTTGGGTCATAGTCTTTCATTTAATTTTCTCGCAAATTTTAGTCATAAACTCAATCAAACCATCAGGTGTATATTCCCTTTGATATTGAGTACAGCGCTTAGTGCCTTTAACATTTCCGCAAATTGACCTATCGGTAGAGTTTGTATTTTTTGGTGGCAATTTAGGCAAATCTTCTATTTTTATTCCACAAATATAAAGTTTAGTATTTTTATGAGCTACATGACCAAAATCAAATTGGTCAATTAGCATAGTAAATCCACCATAAGAATCGTAGCCCCCCCCTATTTCTTTACAACCAGCTTCTTTAAAAAACCTACTTCCTTTTGGGTGTTCTAATACGCCACCATTTTTGCGTACTTTATCAATAGCAAACCAAGCCAAATCTTTTTCGTCTGGCCTAGGATTTGCCATGTGACTTAACATACCCCAGGCCCTGCATGGAGGATGTGCAATAACAGGGTAGGATTCATTAAAATTTCTAGCATCACGGTCAATGTCATAAACATCATAACCATCTAATTGCTTATATCGGCTGTCGTTTCGTGCAAATAAAACGGCAATCATTTTAGGTTCATCCATAAACCTACTTGAGCTGCTGCATAACCTAACCATATAAATGCGTTAGATGGCGAACCTTTAAAGTATTGTGCTAGGCCTACTACTAAATACCCAAGCCCCGTTGCTGCAACAATGTATTTTTCAATATCCATTTACCGTACTCTCCCCTATTTCCTAATGTGTATTGCTCTTGAAAATCTGCAAAATATTGATGTAAATTTTCTTTTTCAGATATGTAATTGCGAAACCATTTCAAACCTTTTTTGTGTCGTAAATAACACAAATACCTTACTGCACAGCGATACCTAGCTTGTTCATACATTTGCGTTTAAGACTGTCATATGAGTCATAACCAGTACCCAAGACTCCAAGTTCTCTTGCTTTGGCCTCAATACCCTCGTTAGAAAACATCCACTTTTTATCAATCTTTTCTTTCTTGGGTTCTATTACCAATTCATCTTCATAGCGTTCACCGTTAAGCCAAGTGGCGCAATGGGGTATAAATTCTAACTCAGTTTCTTTGGCTTTCCAGTATTCGCAATGTGTATTAATAGCTTTTGCAGCCATAAGTTGTTGTTCTGCTGAAAGTTTTGCCCAGGCTTTTCTTGCAGTTGCTTTAGCAATCTTTCGTGGATATAAAGACCAGAATTCATCAAACATTCCTATGATACCTATCAAGTGGGTTGTTAATCATTGCTTTAATAAGTTCATCTATATTAAAGAACCATTGAATTACTTTCATGCCATCATGCGTGTAGATGGTAAAACTCATTGCATAACTTTGGGTGTCATTGGTGTTGTTGGGCTTGGCGGTACTGTGTAGCCTGTATTGCCAATCACCGCAGTAGTTACACCACTTGGTGTCTGAATGATAACTTGACCTGGATATAGCGTAGCTATTTGAGTAGTAACTCCCATAGGGTTTACAAATTGTGCTGTGTTACCGTTAATTTGTACTGAACCAACATTGTAACCTTGTGCATTGGTCATCTGTACTGTTTGGGCTTCTGCCTCATGTGTGTATTGACACAACAAAAACCCTGACGCAAAAACCAATACAATTTTTATAAATGAACCCATGTAATTCCCCTTTGTTAAAAACTTAGTTTCTTATTATTTTGCGGGGAAGTCACTAAGTAATTTCCCTAGTGTTGTATTTATGTTAATGGATAGTATCTAGATACTTATAGTTACTTCCAAGAGGTTTAAGCACACCTAGCCTACCTAGGTTTGCCTTCAAATGCTTCCATTGAGGAATCGCATCACCCGACAGTCTTGCATGGTATAGGCACTATCTTCGCCACCTATATTGCGCTGTTTCAACCATTACCCCCAGTAGCGCTATTAATCCTATCCCCTGGTATGTCGTTAGAGCCTCGAGATAGGAAGGTGATTCTACTCCTCGTCTGAATCCTTTTGCAAGCCGAATGCGTTGTTTTTCAACAACTCAGGCCAAATTAAAAAATAATTCTTAGGAAAAAGGTCTTGACGGGTCACAAGACCATGACTAGCTTCTTCAATCCTTGCCCCTAAAAACATATATTTATCGGCTGGTATACCCCTAACCTTCCAATTAGATACTGCTGCGGAGTCTACCTTGCACATTCTTGCCACCTTTGCAGTACCGCCTAACAGGTCAATAATTGCTGTGTCTGTAAGTTTTAATTGTCTTTCCATTCACGAAGTTTAACCTATATGTTGTTTATTTGCATACACTTTACTTTTTTAATTTACTTGTGTTAATATTCTTTTATAGCAATTTTGCTATGCCATTCAAGGGGATTTATATGGGTGAATTAAACCAACTAATGCTAGAACACGAAGAGTTTTTAGAGTCATCGCTCGATGACATGGAGTACGGTGGCGAGCTTACACAAGAGCAAGTTGACTGTATTCGTCAAGCGTGTGGCAAACCAAAACACAACAAAAATGTTGTATTAACAGAAATGTTTAATGACTTTGGCACAATTTTTGGAGGTACAAAATGATTAAAGCATTTGATGTGCGTTGGTTAGAGCATGATGAAACAGTTATTTCTTATTCATCTGAATTTCAAGAACAGGATTGGCTTATGAAAGCTGACATTCTTAAAGACGCAATAGGAATTTTGACAGAAGAATACGATTCTGTTTTGCAAAAACATAGGGAGAAAAATTATGCTACAGAGTGAAAGCATTGCTAACCTAACCAAAGCATTATCAATCGTACAAGGCAAACTGACCTATGCTAAGAAAGATTCTGCTAATCCTTTTTTTAAAAGTAAATATGCTGACCTTGAGTCTGTTTGGGATGCTTGCCGTGATTTGTTGGCTGACAACAATTTGGCTGTGGCTCAATTCCCTGGGACTTATTCAGATTTAGACAAGTCTATGTCTCTTACAACAATTTTGGCCCATTCTTCTGGTGAATGGATTAGCCAAGAAATGTCTGTGCCTATGTCAAAAGTAGATGCCCAGGGTGCGGGCAGTTGTTTATCGTATATGAGGCGCTATAGCCTTGCTGCGGTAGTTGGTGTTGTACAAGCAGACGATGACGGTAATGCCGCTTCGTCACCTAAACCAGTAGTAAAAGCAAAGGATATTTAATCATGGCATATGTACCAAAAGAAGGTTCTGGGAGTTTATTTAAAAATGACCGCAAAACGACTGAAAATCACCCAGACTATACAGGCAGCATTATGGTCAATAACCGTGAACACTATCTATCTGCGTGGGTTAAGGAAGGCACAAAGGGCAAGTTTTTTAGCATATCTATTGGCAAAGAAAAACAACCTAAAGGCTTTACTGAAGCAGGCAGTAATGAGTTGCCTAAAAACACCATTGAAGATGATGTACCCTTTTAGAGGATAATATGAAAACCGCTATTAATGACATTATTCAACAAAACATTGAGTCAATTCACGATGAGGACTTTCATGTTGATGAAACAAGGCAGTTAATATCTATGACTACTGAGGGGTTGGTTAGTGTTATTAATACGGTTGTCAGAGTCGCTGCTGACAAAGTAACAGATGCAGCCGAAAGAGAAGCAATTTTAAAAATGTGTAATTAACTACACAATAAAATGTACATAAGGGGAAACATATGTCACAGCATTGGTATGATGCCGTTACAGGCTCGCCACGCTATACAACCATTGGCAAAAACGGTAAAGAAAGAAACACTACACTCAGGGATGCCAAAGCAAACCCAGGTACACTTGTCCCAAGCGTATCTACAATTAATGGACAACTATCAAAAGATGGCCTTAATACATGGTTGCAATCTGAAGCCATAAAAGCTGCATCAGAAAACCCAAAGGGTCTAGAAGAACCTGAAAAAGAATATGTAGATAGGATTCTATATATTGCCAAACAAAAATCCCAAGAAGCCATGACTAGGGGTACTCTTATACATGACTTCATAGAAGCGTTCTACAACCAAGAATATATGCCAGAGATGCCAGCGTATGTCCGTAAGGTAGATGAGGCTATCACAGCCCATTTTGGCGCACAGCTATGGATTCCAGAACAGTCTTTAGTCAACCAAGAAGGCTATGGCGGTAAGTGTGACTTATATGCCAAGCCAAAGCATGATTTCAATGGGGTCGTAATTGACTTTAAAACTACGGAAAAATCCCCTGGTGATTTAACACCCTACCTAGAGCATACACTACAGTTAGCAGCTTACAGAGAGGTTTTAGCGCCTGCTGCACGATGCGCCAATGTCTACATCAATGGAACAACTAACGAAGTAGCAATTTACGAACATAGCGAACAAAACATTCGAGATGGGTATGAAATGTTCTTGTCTTTATTAAAAATATACAAACTCAAAACTGGGTTAAACTAATCAACGGGGGCGAGGTGATTTTCCCCTTTTCACCTACCATGTTTGTCCGTGCAGACCGCCCCCACCTTTTTTAAAAACGCTTTTAAGTGCATGAAATTTCAATAAAAAATCATGCAAAAATAAGACATTTATAAGGGTGTTAAGCCGCCAATGTAGGATGCAGTAATTGGGTAATTTTGCGGCTTTCTCGCCCATTGATAGCAACTGCCAAATACAACCCAAAAATATACAGCGCTATACATTGGTATAAATTGGTATAAAAACAACATAGGTGTAAATACTTAGTGACTTCTATTGCAATCTCTAAGAAACTCATTACATCAACAAAGGGGAATTAAATGACAAAAGACAAAAAAGCACCGTACATGGGTTGGTTATATGTTGGTGACACATCTGTAGATGTACACGGCTATGGTGATGAGGATATATGCGAAATATATATTACCGACACGGACATTAATGTATTAGAAATGATTATTGAATTAGGCGGTTGGGATAAGTTTTTAGAAGATGCCCAGGAAGCCTGCTATGAATACCGTGCAAGGACAAGGTAATGGATGAGTATGTACGCAGAATTTTTGAGGGTGAAGCCCCATGCGACAAATGCAGCCAAACAGAAGATTGTAGGGAATATGAATGGGCTTGTAGGGCATTTAGTTACTATGTGCTACATGGCAGATTTGAACCATATACAGTAAGGCAGCCTACTAGACATATGTTTAACAAGATATTTAAAGAAGATGATAAAGCCCTTAAAAACTATATGAAATCAATTAGGGCTAAAGAACAGATGGGTATTGTAGATTTGTTTGAAAAAGAAGAACAAGATGAACAATGAACCAGTAGTGTGGACTTCTTGTTTAGATTGTGGGCAAAGAGTTACGAGTGATTCTATTCATACTTGTTCGCCACAATTAAAGACACTAACAGATGAGGAAATAAAAGAAGTGTGGATGAAGCGACCAGTAAATACGGCAGAAGGTGTTATTGATTTTGCTAAAGCAATACTAAGAAAGGCACAAGATGGACATCAGGATTGAAATAGTTAAAGAAAATGAAGATGGGTCAGCAGACGCATTAGTACATTTTGACAAAGCAGGCCTAGAAATAATGGTGCAGTACGGCATCATTGAAATGCTTAAACAAGCTATTACTGAGTACAAAATGCCAGCGAAGAAAGGTAAAAAATGACACTATTTATTGGTTTTTTTGCTTTATCGGGAATGATAGCTTGGATAGGTGTAATGGCTATTATTGTGTTAATTTGGATGGAGAAAAGATGAATAACGAATACATATACACGCCTGTAGGCACAGACATTACTGTGCGCTGGAAGTTAGCTGGTTGGATTCCACCGTCTGAATTGCCAGAATATTTAGCCAAGTGGAAGCATTATCAAGAATTGCCATTACGCAAACTTGATGACCAAGCTAGAAAAGAATACGAATTAGTAATGAAAAAAGCTAAAGTAATGCGTGTTCGTTAGCCATTTTTAGCCATATCAAGGGCTTCGGCTTCTTCTCTGTCTACTCTTGCAATCCATCCCTTACCAAAAATAGGAAAAGTCTTTAATGAACGGTAGTATTCCCGTCTAGTTTCAGAGAATTTTGCGATAATATCTGCGCCATTGCTGGATGAAATGAGTTCTCTTGTCCTTGGGCCGATAACTCCATCAGGTACGCAGCCAATAGACTGCTGAAGCAACTTAACGCTTCTTCCTGGCCCAGCGTTAACTCCCATTGAAAAGACAACAAAATCGAGTCCTCTAGGTAATACTTCACAGTAGCAAGTCCTCCAGTATTTAAGTTCGTACAAGGGCGCTACATCGTCTTTAGTGAGGTCTTTTATAGTCTTTACAGGATGACCTACATACTCTTCCCAAACAGCCTTGGTGACACCTAGATTTGTTTCGCCACCTGGGTCGCTAGGATGGTTAACCCAACCACCTTCAGACTTTAATACTAACTCTAAACATTCTTTAAAATTACTTGCCATCTTTATTCTTCATATCAATTATTTTTTCAAGGGTTCTGCCGCCAAAATAAAACGACATAATTAGCATACCCCATTGTCCTAATAGTTCTACATATTTTTGGTTTGTGTCAATGCCGCCAGCACTCATCATGGCAAATACCACATAAAACACCAAAATAAATATTAAAGTCAAAGGGCGAATGTTTTTAGATAACCAGCTATCACTAGCCATATCCGCTTGTTGGCGTTTTGTTAATTCTTGTTGTTCTGCAATATCAGCATTAATTTGCGCTAATTCGCCATTTTGCTGCATCTGCAACAATTCTAATTGTGCCTTGGCTTTTTGTTCTGGGTCAGGAAAGAATTTGTCAATTAACTTGCTGCCAATGTCAAGTATTGCGCCTAATGGAAACATTAAAAAGCTCCTAAGATAAATTTAAGCCACAAAGTAACAACTAACGCAGCAATAAAACACCATACTTGCACCCGTCTAACTGCTTTTAAATCATGTTGGAATTCTTCGTTATCTTTGCGTTGCATATTTTCGATGTCCAGTTTAATTTTAAGGACTGCTTCCCATTCTTTTGCACCGTACTTTTTTACAAAATCTATTTTTAGCTTGGCTTCTTCATCACTTATTTGTTTTTTATGTTTCCAAGAGTCTAGGGCTTTAATTAATGCCCTTTCTTTCCTAAACTCTGCTTCTCGTCTTGCCCTTAGTCTTTCTTGGGCTTGTTTGTTAGCAACATCCAGGCCATCTCGCTGTATGTTTTCAATAGATTCAGATAAGCCTTTGCTTGCGGTTCTACTTGCTTCAAGGCTTCCTGTAAGGCTTTTGACACCTTCAGATATTCCGAATGGGTCTGCCACATTACTAGCCCACCTTGATATGGCCTACGCCAGCTAGATAAGTAACAATACCTATTGCGGCAATACCTACAAACCAAAAAAATTTGGTAACAACCGACTTACCAACAGAGGTATAGACATTTTCAATAACTCTTTCAGTTACTTTTTCAACAATGTCCTCTATTTCTTTGTCAGTTAGGCTAGGCATGATTACGCTTTCTTTCGTACAGTTTTTTTAGCTGCTGATTTCTTGGTGGCAGGCTTTTTAGCAGCAGGTTTAATTTCTGATTTAATAGGAAAGTCAAAGGTTTCAATTTTAGGTTGAAAGCCAAACTTATCTAATATCCAGGTAAATGTAAAGTTCATATTAAGCCTCTTGGGATGTATTTTGTGCCGCATCTAAAGCTACTTGGTTAGGGTCTTTAGGCCAAACAATAGAACCCATAACAGTAGCTACCGCATCCACATCAGCCGCACCTTCTACGCCATTTGTAGCGTTTAGTGCAGTAGTGCGGATAGATTGCCGCCAAGTATTCCAAGATGGGTTGATAGGGGTGCTAGTTTCAACAGCTTTGACTACCATCCAATCGGTAGGCAAAAGAATAGAGTAAGCAGTAGCGTTGATTTGATTTAACGCACTCGTTTTAACTGGTAACAGGTCTTTTGGTGTATTTGTGTAAGTAAGCGTTGCTTCGCTTAATGTTTCACTTACCCAGTAATAGGTTTGGTCAGCAGGGCTATTGGTAGCCACAACTTCTTCTAAGCCTACTTCAGCTTTTTCTTCAGGTGTGGACAGATTTAACCAATTAGCTGGGTACTGTACGCCATTGATTTCAAAGGCTGTACCTTCGTTAATGTATTGTTGGTTTTGTGTGCAATAAAACATGATTACCTCGCTAAAGCGTTTTTAAAGGGGTTTTCGGCAAATGCCATGTAAATGTAAGTAGCACCAGAGCCATTTAAGAAACTTGTTGTAGTTCTTAATTTGAAGCCGTTGGATGTAAAATCTGTTGCATATCCTGAATTTTCTGCATAGTTTGCATTTGGGTTTAAAGCAACATCAGTTACATTGTAGCCAAGACGCTTATTGTCCATAGTTACCCAATCTGTGCCACCTGTATCTGTACGCTTTATCATAATAAAAGCTGGTCTAAATCCTGTATATACAAATGGCCCATCAGTAGAACCATTACCTGTATAACTACCAAACTTACTAAAGCCAGCAATTTCTGCCCAGCAATAGGCTACATAAGTAGTAAGAGCAAAGTTTGTATAGTAAGAAGTACCAACGCTAAATACAGAACTTGTAGGGGCTGTGTTGTTCCATGCAGAAGAATCTGTACCGCCTGTGCCGCTTGAAAAGTCTAAATACTTAGTAGCACCTTGTGTAGCGGTGTAAATAAACCAGTTAGTAGAACCAAGATTACGACCTTTAACAATCACCCATGATGGTGCTACACCTAAACCATGACCTACAGTAGCATTTAGACCGCTACCTGTATAAGTAACAATACTAAATCCAGCAGAAGCATTTACGCTTACTGTGGATGTAATAGAACCACTTGTATTAGATGATGATGAACCTTGACCAGCTTGCCATTGCCAGCCGACATAAGTTTGGCCGCTATTATTAGAAGCAAACCTTGCGGATGTACCTAAAGAAAATCCATTGGTATTGAATGATGTTAAATCTTCTGTGCTACCTGAAGTTTCTTCTGCACTTGTTGAATTTGAATATAAATCAAAAGCCCTACCTCTATTGCTATCAATCCAGCCGTTAAAAGAAGTAAAACTTCTACCTTTAATCCAAACCAAATCAGGTTTAAATCCAGCCGTATTAGTTACAGATAATGCACTTCCAGTTCCAGTATATAAAGTAGCATCCATTACTGTATTACCTTTAACAATAGTGCTAGTAGGTAAGTTAAAAGTATTGAGTGCTACAAAGCCTGTTGGTGGGGTGTAGGTAAATGGTTGTTGACCAAAGTTTAAGTTAAGGACTGATGCCTGTCTGGTACACATTAAAGGCACTTGTTCAGCCGCAGTTAATCCTGTAACAGTTGTTAGTAATGTATTATTTTTATAAAAAGCACAAGTATTTGCAGTTGAATCATAAGCAATACCAACAATATCACCTGATGCCGCAGTAGCTACTGAAGCAAACGATGACGCTCCTTTATAAATAACTCCATTAATTGTGTCGTACCAAGCATCCCAATTTGCTGATTGAAAATTTGAAAATTGAGTAATACCTAAATATGTTCCTGATGACGTAGTTCCTAAAGTATTTTCCCAGTAAAACTTACTTGAAGAAGATGGGATAGCAATAGAAGCTAATTGAAAATGACTATTACCAGTGTTTAAACCTGTAATAGTTAAATTGCCATTGCTAAATGTTGAATTGCCAGAAGTATAACGATAAATTAAAGGATTAATAACCGCATAGTTAGCTGTTGTTGCACTTGTCAATGTAGGTACATCAGTCATTGAATCGTAAGTGCTACCAGTAGTAAGACTTAGGTTATTGGTAGTCCAGTTATTGCTATTACCGCTAAAGTCGTAACCTAATGTAGTTGTGCTTGTAGTGTTGGTAAATGGCAAATAAAAACCATTAGTGCCGTATGAACCACCATATTTAACTGGTTGCCATACACCAGTTAATGAATTGAATGAACCAAAAGAAGTTACTGGTAATTGCTGACCATCAATTAGGTTAATTTCAGCCATGTAACCATCAAAATAGTTTGATGCCACATTTTGTTGTCTGCCAATAGCATGAAGTCCTGCTGAATTTACATAAGTATTGTAATTTAGGCTAGGGTAATTAGCGGCTGAAAATGCTGTTATTTGTGAACCATTAACATACATTTTTACTCGGTTTGAAGCTGTGGCTTGTGTAGTATCTACGGCAACAACAATATGATACCAAGCTGAAGCGTCACGATATACAGCACTTGTAGTAACTTCCATAGTGCTACCAGCATTATTACTAAACAAGTCTATAGAAGTTGGGTCAAAAAATAACTCAGTTCTTGCGTTACTTGCCGCACCAATAGACAATAATTGCAAAGAACCACCGCTAGTTAATAATCCACGCTTGACCCAAACACTATATGTCCAAGTTTGTAAATTGCCAGCACTTGCAGGAGTACGATTTAAATAAGCAGAAGCACTAGCCCTAAACCTTAAAGATTTAGTTAAGTTATAGCCTGACGGCCCATTAGCTGTAAATACGACAGGTAAAGTCATTAAGAAACCCCTAGTGAACGACCTTGTTCATACATATTTGTACCATCACTTCTAAATACAAAGTAATCCTTTGCACCTGCGGCTGTAGATAGTGTTGGCGCTGTACCGCCAGTCCATTTAAACACAGAATTCCATGTCAAAGTGTTACTGCCAGCATTTTGTATTATAGCAAGACCATAGTATGCACCGCTTACTAAATTAGTTGGCGCATCCATAGTACGATTGCTAGAAACAAAGGTAAAAGTAGCTACTTGGGCATCTCTAGCGTTCCAAGCAATAGTGGCGGCATCAGTTAAAGCAACATTACCAAAATACTGTTGTTTAGAAAAATTAGTTACAGCAGTAGCTACTGTGTAATCTGTACCTGCTGTTGCGTTGCTAATACCGCCTGTGCCGCTACCTTTAAGAATAGCTGTACCAACAGTAACAAACCCCGTAATCTGGCTAACTGTTGCCGCATCTGTAGACGCTAATCCATCGGCTAAACCAGTAATGCGGTTACTACCCATTTTAAGGTTGCCAGTAGCGGTAGTTTGGCCGTCAGAAGCTAAAGAACCAGTTAAAGCTGTAGATATGTCAGCAAGAGTGTTATTAGCCCATGTAGAGCTAATGGTTGTGCCTGTAACTACGGGATTACCCGCAGGGAGGGTGTATGTACCGCTACCGTTTCTACTCATTTTCTACTCCTGTTTTTCCCGCCCGTACCATTGCGGCTAAATTATTTACATCATTTTTTCTAATTTTAGTAGCTTTGTATTTAGCCATTTGACCAATAGCTGGGGCTACAACAACACCTAGAGGGCCAGCTAAACCAAGTCCTAATAAAGACCCTAAAGTAGTCGCACTAATATTTTTAAGACTATATTTACCAGCTTGGGCTAAGAAATTCTGCGCTCTAGTGCCTTTGGCGGCACTTCTAATGGCTTCTTGCTCATCAGGCGTAAACAAGCGCATACGCCTATCATCTTCCGATAGTTGTAATAGCTTATTGTGCAAATATTGTTCGGTGCTAAGTTTAGAATCTCTAATTTCAGCTTTATCAAGCATATCTTCAAATACTTCAGATTTGCTTAATTTTGTATAAGAATCTCTAGCTTTTTTCCAATCTGCTAAACCTTGTTTGTTTCCACCAATAATGGAAGAATCAGGCATGTTAGCAATGTAATCATCAAATTCTGCTTTTAAATGGGTAGCAACCATTTTTTCATCAGATTCTTTGCTTTTTTGAGCATTTCTAATAAATTTTCTAAGAACACTTAATTCTTCAAAATCTTTAGGAATTTGTTTATTTTGTAACTGGTCTAATGCAACAGCTACTTTAGGCATAGTTCTAGGGTCATAACCCAATCCTCTTAAATCAGAACCAACGCTTTGCATCATGTTGCCAAAATATTCTGGGTTTAATTCAACGCCAGAGTTTTTGGCTTTATTGAAATACTTAGTAGACTCTTGAGCTAAAAACTCAGAAGTAGGTGCTGTTTCTTCAAGTGTAGGAGTTTTACGCAATGCAGTTGCCATCCTACTGCCTACTGGTTCTAAAACTTGTGAAACTTTGCTAGTAATTGGTTGTGCTGCTTGTGCAATCATTTCACCTTCATTACGCAATGCACCAGCCATTCTATTAGCTACAGGCATTACCGATTCTTGCACTACAGGTCGCACATTAGGCGCTTTTTGAATGGCAGAGGGAATAGCGCCAATAGCACCTAAATAAGGAGGAATTTTTGCTGCTTCCAATGCCCCACCAATAGATTCCAATGCGTTCATAGAAGCAGGTGATGTTGGCTGATATGGTGCAAATTGTTTTGCTTGTCTGTAATAAGCATCCCTAGATTCAGCAGTAGGCATTTTTCCTTGCACAGCACCTTCTACAGCACTTGCCCCAAGACCATAAGCCATAGACAATGGCTCTTTAACTGCTCCATAAGCAATGGCAGTAGGCACTTCATATAATGCTTTTAACTTGTCCATCATTGAAGTTTTAGGTTCTTCAATAGGAGTTAATTTAGGACTTTGACTTGCAAGTAATGGCACATCAGGAGCAATATATGTAGTATTTTTAGGTGCTGGTTGTGCAGGCGTACCCTTTAATAGCATTAAACCCTCATCTGATACTTTAGACAAGCCACCAGACTTTAAAGCCATTAAATCAGCATCAGATAATTGAGATAAGTCCATTATTATTATCCTGGTTTCTTTTTATTTGCTCTTTTTGCTATTTCAGCATCAATGTCAGAAACGCTTGGCACATTTCCACCACCACCAGCAACAGGCGCAGTTCCACCGAGTCCATACAATGTCTGTAATTGATTTAATGCGTATGTATTGGCTTCGTAATCTAATGTTGGGTCTGTAGCGGCCTTTAAGTACATTTGCAATTCAGTATTAGAATCCATTTGCTTAGATGACATTCCAGTTGCTCTAGCAATAGCTTGTAACAATAATGGGCGAGATTGCGCAATAGTGTTTCTAGCAGATTGATTTTCAGTAGCAAAAGTTTTACCCAAAGCCTGACCAACACCACTAGAAGAAAGATAAGCGGGAACATTGCTTAAAGCGCCTTGGCTTGTACTTGTAATGCCACCAGATTCTTTCAACAAATTATATTTATCTTTTAATCCAGTAATTAATGTATCTACTGTTTGTCTGCCAATATCAATAGTTTGCGCTTTTTGGTCTGCTGGGCCTCCAGGAATTGCCTCTAAAGAACCATCTTGTTTCATGCGATAGCCCATAGGAACTCTTGATTGAGCTTGATTTGCGCCTTGAATAGCCAATGAGCGTTTTTGATATTCGTTCATTTGATTTTGGAAATCGTTGAACGAACCTTTAAAATTACCACCTTCGGGTGTTTTAGCAAAATTATATTTAGCAACTTCATCAGGAGTTTTAGGAATCATGTTGCTTAAAATACTTGCTTTGTATTCTTTTCCAACGCCATAAGGGTTGTTTGTGCCAATTTCTCTTAATGCTGCTGCCAAGTCAGGCTTTTGTCCTTGCTGTACAGCTACAGGCATAGGTACATTAGCACCACCTTTACCGACACCTTGACCATAAGGCCCTGCCATTTCAGTAGTTTGGTCAGGAGTACCAGCAATTAAGTTGGTAATGGCTTGTTCTTTGGTATTTTTAGCATCTCTAATTTTTTGTGCTAATTTAGCGGTTTCTGTATCAGCTTTTCTACCTACATATTGCGATGCAGCAATATTAGCTATAGGAAGTAAATTTTGAAAAAAAGATGTAGGAACATATCTACCACTAACCATTTGGCCTTGTGGTTGTTGCACACCTTGTTGCATTAATAAAGCAGCCATTTGTTGTTGGCGATTTAATGCTTGTTGTTGTGCGTAATCTTCTGGAGACATATTCCCCATATTCATATTTTCCATATTAGATTCCATTTACCATCATGTTGCTCATTTCACCAGGAGTCATATTGCTATAAGCATTTCCAGAACCATAAGTAGGGTCTTTAATAACTTTTCCAAACGAATTAGTTGTTTCGCCTAATCCTGGTTGTTTATTTTGACCTCTTAAAGCCATTGCCATAGCCATAGGGTTCATGCCACCCTGTTGTTGCGTTTGACCAGCTTGTGCATTTAGCTGATTTTGTTGTGCAAGCGCAGCATTTTGGTTTTGTTGTTGTTGTGCAATATTTTGAAAAACAGGATTTAAACCTTGGTCTTGTTGAGCAAAATATGGATTTACAGTAGTAAAGTAATCGTTCATAGTCTTCTAATCAAAGGTAGTTTTTCAAAAAACACATACAAGTGTCGCAAATTTCCTGTGTTAATAACATCTGACTCAGAAGGATAAAACTCAACTGCATCACAATCAGCAAAACCACAATCGTTTTTAATCTGTTGTAATTCATCCCAAGTAATACCATCTAAACCATCTTTTCTTTCTATATCCAACCTAACTGCTTTACCATCTTGAAACGCATAAACCTTAAATTCATCTGATTCCCATATTGCAATACTAGGCTCATAAAAGTAAGAGTTTATTTTTTCATCTGTTAATTGCATTAAAACGCCATCATTGCTGCGCCACCCAAGCCCATAAGGCCACTATTCAAATTTTGTTGTGCTGCTTGTTTAGCATTAAAGTCGCCCATTTGAGCGTTATAACCCATTTGTGTTGCGCCTAAAATATCAGCACCACTTGTTGTTGCTTGTTGGGCAGAATTTACAAAAGTAGGGTTTTGCACTTGAGAACCACTACGCAACGCACTTAAAGTATTAAGTGGCATATTGTAGTTAGTCATGGCCTGGTTATAGGCTTGCTGATTTGCTTGTAAACCTGTGCCAAAACCTTGTGTAGTAGCGCCTAACAACAAATCGTTTTCTCTCATAGATTGTTGACGCATAGCGTTGTCGTATGCTGTAGTACCTGGCACAATACCTTGGTTTGCTAACTGAGCTTGCGTAGACTCACGACTTTGTGCAAGTTGTGGCGCAAGGCGTTGCATATAAGCGTCTTGATAAGACTGCCCAGGATTGATGCCAGTAGAAGGCAAATTAGGGTTAAATGCTTGACCCATAGTACTTTGCACTTGACCTAAAGCTGCATTAATTGTTCCACCAAGACCTAAAGAAGTTTGGTTTTGGTTGTTTAAAAGTTGTTGGCCTACATTAGACAATGAAGTAGTAGCAGTCCAAGTAGGATTGCCGTATGGGTCTTGACCTGTAATTGAATAGTCAAGGTTTCCGTAAGGTGTGACTTGATTTACACGGTTAGCGGCTGTAGCTAATCTTGCTGCATCCACATTACCTGCGGCAGTTTCTTGTGCTGCTGCCCTGTAATCGGGCGCTGCTGGCGCACTTGGCGCTGGGCCTAACCCTAAAAATCCACCACCACCCATGTCATTCTCCTCTTGCTGTTCTTAAAGGGCATTTGATGTCGAGCCATCGACAATCTTCACGCCTCATAGCCATAATCACTAAGTCACCATCCATGTGGGCATCTGGGATTTCGGCTATCACTTTAAAACCAAGGTGTCGGTTCAATTTTAGGGCGCTTTCATTATCGCCACAAACTTGCCCAATTATAACGCTAACTCCAAGTTTATTAAAGGGATAATCGAAAGCCGCCCACAACAAATCTCGACTCATCCAATTTACTTCATCTACTGCCGCAATGTGCATTTGGCACGCTTTTGGCATAAAACTACAAAACCCTACTACTGCCGCTAAATTGCCGTCTACTTCTTGACCTATACATACTGTTTCCAATGGCAAAGGATAGTTCATCATTCTGACTAGCCAATCCCCTAAATATTGCTGGTTTTCTGTAGTTACATTACGCAATTACAGTACCCCTCCTTTTTCCATTACATAATCGGTACTAGCCCAATGAAAGTCAATTCCTTGTGATGCCACATTAATATTAACTGAACCTGAGAAACCTAACCCTGTAACACCTTGCCAAAACTTAGTTACAACAAGATTTCCACCCCAATTAGTATCATCCCATAAACCTGTGTCCCAAACACCAATATCTAATGTAGATGGGTTAAAGGCTATTGCATTCGTTAATGGTATTGTTTCAAAATCGGTGCTAATACCGCATAAAACAGTCGGTAAGCCGTTGTCTGTTTGTAGAATAGGGCGCACTAGCGTAAATCTTTTTAGCTGTCCTGGGTTGTCAAAATAGCTATATGCTTGCTGGGCTGTTGCAACAATGTTATTACCGTCATCGGAAGTGGTAGTGTAAAACTGAGCTACAAACCCATTTCCGCCAAAAAACATTCCATTATTGCCGTTAGTTTCCCAACAATTAGCTTCTATGCCAGTAAATTGTCCCCATGACTTAGTAATAGTGTGCATTACATACTGCTGTGTGCCACCATCAATAGGAATATTCAAAATAAGCATATTTTCAGAGGCAAAGTAGTTTACTTGCCAACCAAAATTAGCGTAATAAGTAGTAGCCGCTTGGCTTACAGCAAAATAAATTTTGTCTGTAATGTTAACTCTAGGGTCTAAACGGCTAGATTGTAGGGCAGAAGCCAACGGCACTAATCCGTCTTGAGTCAGCAAAAGCAAGTCACCAGACCACTTAAAAAAGCATCTACGGCTAAAAGTTTGTCCTAGTTGCCATACGCCTTTAAGCACCCAAGTTTCTGCTGCGGTAGGGTCTGTACCGTTAATAACGATAACTTCGCCCATATTTGTAACTACAACAAAGTAGTCATCTGCGCCTTGTCCAGCGTCTAGAGTCCATGTACCTACGGCTTGTACATAGCCACCGTTTCTAGCAATAGACCCATAAGGCAATACTTCAGCCAATCCACCAATGGCATTGACATCCAAATACCATACATTCATGGAATCTTTTTCGGTAAAAAACAGGCGATTTTTAAACAAATTAACATTAATAAATTTGTTACTGTTTATGCCTGTAATACCGATAGTAGTGTAAACCCCTACAACTGTAGCATTACCACTTGGGGCGCTTGCCATTGTGTAGGTAAGAGTGCTTGCGCCTGTTACTGTAACAACATAAGTGCCATTAAATTGCGTAGGTGTAGCGCCTGAAACAGTTATTCTATTGCCAGTAACTAAGCCATGCGGTGCAGCAGTAGTCATCGTGGCGGTTAAATTGCCTGTACCACCCCTTGTAATAGTGCTAATTGTTTGTGCAGTTGTAGTTGTAGCTACTGAAAACCATCTTGTGCCGTCATAAATTACTACGGCATCTTGACCATTACAAGCTACTAAAAAATGCCCACCATCGGTAGTTACATTGACATGCTGAAATTTAGCGTTAGAAAGCCCTGTAAATACTGAAGTTGCGGTGCTAGTAGAAGTGTCATAAATAGTGTTTCCTGCGGCAGCAAATAGCTTTTGGCTAGTTGTGCCAGCATAGTTCATTAAGCTATAGACTTGCCCTGTAATGCCTGTAGAAATTTTTGAATACCCTTTTCTAAGGGTTACATCCGTAGGCGTAGGAAAAAAGTTATTTAAAACTACTGCGTCTGTAGGGGACATACTAGCAAGAGAATCCCTAGCATTCCAACCCCCAATAGGAGATGGCAAAGAAGCTGTTAATGCACTTCGTTGCTTAGGTTGTCCTAAAATCATGACCCATAGCCTGTATCTGGTATGTTGGCGTAGCCAATAAGCACTCTGCTTGCTTGTGGCGAGAATGATAGATTTGGTGCACCTTTGTCGTTAGCTTTGGCAACTGACAAAAAGCGTTGGTAATCTTGCATTAAAGCAGTAGTGTCAAATGATTTAATCTGAAAGTATTTGAGTTTAGTAGCTAAAACCATAATACGGTCATCTAAAACCGTAGTGTCTGTGTCAGCAGTAAAGCTATTCTTTACAGCGCCAGCAGCGCTTCTTGCCCAACCTTTTGACCTGTATTCCCAACCCAAATACTCTTGGGTATTCATAATAGGCCATATTTCAAATTGATTATCTACTATTCTCCAGCGCACTCTTGGCCCTGTAGAAATATAACCAGACTTTAGCCATTGCCATTGTTGAGCATCTTCTGGCCCTAACATTTCCCAATGCTTGGATTTATCCCATTGAGTGCGATTTGTAATAGTTTCAAAATCCGCAGGCAAGTCATAAGCAGTTTGGGCGCAAACTACTGACTGTACGCCATCGCCTGTAGCATATTGACTCATCACAACTACTTTTGTAGTGTTATTTGCAGTTACTACATAAGTGTCTTGAGGAATGTTATAGCCTGATAACTGCCATTGACTATCAACATTGCTTAAATCTGTGCCTGCCGCAAAAGTTAATGTAGCAGAACCATTAACAGTTGTGGCATTGGCGGTTAAAGATTGTGTGTAGAAACGATATTGCACCTGGAGAGCTTGCCAATCATATTCTTTTAGCAAGTCGTAGCCAGCACCATTCATTAAAGCTAATATTTGCTGTACATCCTGTGAGGTGTTTCCAGCCACATAGGTAGGTACGGCTAAGTTTAATTCTGCTGTGGTTTGTTGAACCAGTTGCAACATCGTTTGGGACATATTAGGCCTTTACTACTTTCGGTTTGCGTGTTTTTGGAGTCTTTTCCGCAACAGCCGCAAGTAGCGCTGACATTTGTTCTTGCATAGCTGTCAGCTTCGCATCTGTTTCTGCCTTAATTTTAGCATTTTCTTCCTTTAATGCTTGCAATTCTGATTCTCTTTGTGCTACTTCGGCAGATTCATTAGCTAAATTTAAGAAAGCCTTGGCTTTTAGGCGGAAATTATGCGGTGACATACCAGCTACCATGCCAATACGCTGTAATTGTTGGTCAGAACAGTCAGCAATAGCTTCTACTGTGTAGAATTTAAGCCCACGCAATTCTTCGGCTTGGCTACGGGTAACTTGAGGCCATTGGTCTAAAGGTGTGCCAACAATATCTTCTTGTCCTGCTACTTGGTTTTGATAATGCGCCCATTGACGGGGAAAGCGTTGTTTATGGGATTCTTGTGCGTAAGTGTCGATTTCTGTCAAATTATCGCCAGGAATCATAATTCTTACGAAATCAAATTCTTTAAAAATTGGTCTACCTGCCTCGTTTGAAGCATCTTCTTGCTTCATACTTTTTTTATAGAATTGGACTGCTAATCGTGAATCTGCGTTTTGAATATCGCTTTCTATTGCCATTTTTACTTCTCCTAAGTGGTTAGGGTTATTAAAAAAAGAAAAGGGGCTACCCTTTTGAGATAGCCCCAGTTTTACTACATATTCAATTTAAGAGGGTTAACCTATTAAACAGAAGCTGCTGAGAACCAACCATAATCGCCTGAAGCCATTGCGACTGCTGGTGCTAAGTAAGTACCAGCAGAGCCAGTAGCTACAAAGGTTGAAGCGTTGATAGAGCAAGTTGCTGTTGAAGCTGTAATAGCTGCACCTGCTACTGCCCATACATAACGGCGACCGTCAGAACCAAACACTTCAGCACCAGTAGGGCCAAATGTAGGGGCTGTTGTGCCATTTAAAGCCAATTCAGCAGCAGTTTGTGTATCGTTAAAATCAATCCCTGATAGGGGGGTAATGGTATATGCCATGATATTTCCTTTATATATTAAATGAGCAAAATAGTAGGGGTTTCCCCCTATCTATTAAGTTGTCAACAAGCCTTGTAGGAAGCTGTTAGATGTAGTCAAGTTACCAGCCCAACCGTATAACTTCACGATTGCGTCTTGGTTGATTGACTGACGCTCGCCACCAATAGGTACAAAGTTACGCTCTTTGTGTGGGCGTAAGAAAATGTAATTAGTGTTAAGCATATACATATAAGTAGCTGTCTCTTGTGAGCCATAACCACCACCCAATACCACATCAGCAGATGTACCGCCACCGTAGAACTTGAGGGAAGCAAAACCAGCAGCGCCTGACTCTTCAGCAGCGATACGCTGAATAGACTGCAATGCGCCTACATAGTAAGAGTACATTGTGTTACCAGCAACAATTAAGTCAGCTTTGTCTGTGCCACGAATCTGTTTGATAGCAGCGTCAGTCATTTTTGACAAAATGTTTGCAGAAGTAGCACCAGTAGTAATCTGGTTCTGCCAGAAAGTCCATACTGCACGGTTAATACCACCGTAAGTACCAGAAGAAGGAGAAACTGCAACCGCAGCGCCTAGACCATCCAAATTCTTACCACCGTTACCAGTACCGTTACCATACAAGTCACCAGAAATACGGTTTAACAAGCGGGCTTCGGAAACTTGCATACGACCATCTAACAAGTCAATGATTGCTTCTTTGCTGGAGTTTTGTAACATCTCAAGACCAGACATGGTAACTGCATCAGCATACTGTGCAATTTTGAACTGAGCAGCAGAAATAGGGCTATCTGGAGCAATGTTCAATACTTCATATCCGCTATAAGAGTTAGCGTTGTTTGTAGCGCTATCGTCATACATAATTTCTTCGAGAATCACATTACCGCCCGAGAATGGGCGTACATTGCCCTTCTGTTGGAGGCGCTGAAGAATAGCGTTGTTTTGTGTTAAGTTGTCTGCCAATTCACCGCT